CACTTGTCCGTGATAGGTTGCGATACCAGCCTGTACGCCCTGCATGACAAGCCTAGACACTTGCGCCCGGTCGGTCGCACTATCAATGTTAACGTAGATGTTTGGCGATGCCGCCACATTGGGCGACACACTGCCTTTTTGTGAGCCTGTTTTCAGGAACATAGCGCCGCCCGTATTTTTCAATGCCTCTAGCCGCCCAACGCCAATTTTTTCAACAGCCTCTTTTGGCATAACATATTCGCCACGATGAACAATCCCAGCGGGGTCGTATTTACCACCGCTTCCCGTATATCCACCGCCAGAAAACAAAGAGTACCCGGCCACATCAGAGCCAGATGCAGCAGAAAAAGAGCCACCACCAGTATCAAACAAACCAGACAAGAATCCGCCACCACCGCCAATTAGACTTGCCATCAATGGCTTAACAATCTGCAAGCGATAGAACTCTGCAATCATCGTATCGACCAGCGATTTCACATTCAGCTTACCGGTTTTGACAAACTCCATGAGCGCGTCTTCGGTCGAACCGATGACTTTCCCGGTTGACTCTTCGGCTTGCTTGCCTTTGTTTTGCAGTTCCTCGTAATACTTGCGCAATGCCTCATTCATGCCACGGTTGGCATTTGTACGCTTTTCAAGTTCATCGGCCATTTGCTTTTGCTTTGCCATGTACCAATCAACATACGCTTGTTCAGCAGCCTTCTTATCCTCTGCGGTGGCATTTGCCAGAGACGTGATGCGCCCATACTTGGCCGCTTCAATCTCGAACTCTTTACGCGCCCGTTCGTCTGCGTTTCCAATCATGTTCACGCCGATAGCGATGGTTTGGTCGCGCAGGTTTTCGGCCATCGTCATAGCTGCTTTGTTGTTTTCCTTGCGGTCTGCCAAGTCTTTTTTTATCGTTTCGTTTGCAGACTTTGCAGCATCAGCATCAAACAAGTCACCACCGCCAGCAGGAAGTTTGTTCCGCGCTTCGATGATTTGCCTTTGGATGCTCAGGCGCTTTTGCTCTGCTGCAAGCTGCTGCTCAGGCGTATCGCCACCTCGAACGGCCTTTAAATCGCCTTCCAGCTTGGTGATTTCACGCAGGGCGATGATGCGCTCTTTGTCTGCAATCACGTAGCCTAGATTGTCTTTCAGCGCGTCCTCTGCAACGATGGATTGTTGACGCTTTAGCTCTGTGATTTCACGTTGCAATGGCGCGTTTTGCTTTGCCAGATCGGTAGAGCGGCGCTCGGCTTCGAGCGATTCTGTTTGACCGCGAAGGCGCTTTTCTAACTCTTGGTCTTCAAGTTTTTTATTTTCTTCACGGCGAGTTTTACCAATCTCTGCGCTTAGTTTTGCCGCCGCTTCAATTCTTGCCAATTCGCTTTTTGCTGCTACAAAGTCAGGATTGGATTCTGGCTTTCCCGCGTATGTCGTTGCAGCAATTGCCGCCATTCTGTTTTTCAGACGTTTGATTTTCTCTTCGTCTGTTTCGCCTTTTCTGCCAAGAACAGAATCCCACAAAGAGTCCCATCGCTTGCCATTGTCTTGCAGGTATTTATCCCAACTAGACAACTCGACGCTTGCGTCCTTGCCAAACTTCTTAATCAGTGCAAGCTGCACTTCCCGCGCCGCCGCCTCTTTCTCATTGCCGTCCTCTAGGCGCTTGATTCGGTCATACTCTTGCGAAGTGACTAACCCCATTGTGCGCAAGTGCTCACGGGCAAACGCCGCAGGGGAGTCTTTCATCGCCGCAAAACTCTTGGCAACTTGCCCCGCTGTTTGATTTGTGATTTTTGCGTAGTTCAGCACTGCATCGGAAATGGCCGCGATTTCAGTCGAATCAAACCGCCCAGTACTTGCCAGACCGATGATTGCCTCACGGACGGAGGAGCCGCTGAATTTAGAAAGCCTTTCCTGCTGCCTGATTAAAGACTCAAGCCCACCCGCAGACACACCAGCCGCGTTTCCACTTACGATTAGCGCACGGTTTAAATCAGAAACCGCCTTTTCGCCTTCATACGCACGCATGGCAAAAAGACCAACAGCAGCAGCAGCCCATGTAACCGGATTAGTCACAGCCGCCTGAATAACCCCACCAACAGCCTTCAACGCATTACCAACGCCGCCATAGATAAAGCTCAGTTGTGAGCCTTGCTGTGCGAGGGCGAGCAATGGGTTTTGACCGCCTGCAACTTGCAAGCCAAAGTCTTGTAATTGCGCCGCAAGCTGGATGTTTTGGTAGCCGCCCTGACGCTTGGCTTTTTGAGCCGCAGCGTCATCTAATTGTTGCTGGATACGTGCGGTCTTTTCAATCTGGTCGCGCTTGAATTGCTCAGAACGGTGAACTTGTTGCTGAACCTTTTGTTGGAATGTCGCCCACTCTGCATCGGTAGGGACATTGAACGGCTGGATTTTTACCTTGCCGCCGCCAAACGAGTCACGGACGATTGTCTCAGCGTTTCTCAGTTGCGCCTTGAGGTCAGCAAGTTGCACCTCAAGTGATATGGCGTGTTTGGAGTCGTTAGTTGCCATGAGCAGGCTCCTTGTGCGTTTTGATTACCAGCAAGTCGTCAATCAGTGCGCTCACGTCTTGTATCCCTAAATGCTCGCAAACCACCTCTAGCCCGGCCCAGTCAATGCCATCATCTTTTGTTGATAGCAAGTTCCACGCAATCCTTGCTTGCGTGGCTCTAGGCGTATGCTCTGCGCCCTCCCAGACTACGCCATATTGCGCGTCAAGGAGGGATGTTAGTTTTTTTCTGACTCTTGGCGCTTTTCACGCCGCGCTTCAAATTCGTCGTTGATCGCTTTGAGGCAGTTTGCCAGCATGTCCGTATGCAAAGCAAACCACTCGTTCAAAGCCTCTCGGTCAAGCGCAATAGGATCAGACGATGCAACGCCAGCCCCAAGGAAGTCGGCCTCACTGTAGCCCTTCCAATCTTGCACAAGCGCCGCGAAGTCTTTTGGGTCAACCACAGTGCCAGATGCGAGAACAACTTGCAGTTCGGTAGGCGGGAGGATTTGCAGCTTGTGCGTATCGTCAACGTCAATCCAGAACATGCGTTGTTCACGCATTTTTTTCAGTAGTGCGCTCATGCGAATGTGACCTCACCTTTGACAGTGAAGGACAAAGATGTGGTGACAGGCGCGTCGATGGATGTGGACTCACCGGGCATACCAGTTTGACCACGGAACACGCGCACGTCGCCAGTGTCTTGATAGGTCATTTTCACCAGCACGTAGCCGTTTGACTTGGCCGCGCTGCGGATAGTTGCCAACGCGGTATTGCCGCCAGCAATCGAAAATCCGTCCATCGTCACGGTTTGAGCGGCCATCATGCCAGCTTCGTTTTGGCGAATGCGGTTAATCAGCGTTGTCACGTCTTGTTGCGATGCTTCGCCGCCAGCGATGGATACGCTAGTGGCCTGAGACAACGTAGCCCAAGCGGTTGCAGCGACCGCATTAGCAGAAGTTGCAGCGGCATAAGACGATGCGTCGAACCCTTTCATTTCAAAGGTGTTAGCCGCCGTGTTTGCCACGTAGTAGGCTTGACCTTCGACCTCTTCCATGCCCACAACGTCAGTCAGATAGCCGACCGTGCCGTTTGCCTGTCCGTGGGCAGTAGATGAAACCACGGCTGGGTTGGCCGCAGTGATTGCAGTCACCACGTCAGCCGTGGTGTATGTGGTTGCAATTTCGACTTTTACGTTTCGACCTTTGAGAATTGTCATGGCGCACCTTTCAAATTACCGCAATGCGGGTGTTAATAAACAGATTTTATATCAATTACTCATTCAATCCAAGTGACTGAAATAGCCGTTGTGTGAACATCAAATTCAGGCACCAAGTCATTTTGACGGCCAATTACCCGTTGCCCAGCCAAAGCGAGGATAACTTGATCTGCTACGGCCTCTGCGCCGTCACGGTTATCTGCAAAACACGTAACCTGATATTCCTCAGATAGCACGTCCATGATTGAACCATCCAGTGAATGCAGATACTCAGTTCCGGTTTGCTCAATAATGACAAACGGCCTTTGTGTCGTTTGCTCTGCACGGTCTGCGACGATGCGAGTGCTCACTAACATAGTTAACCCGGCATATCCAGCAAGGGTTGACCTGATTGCAGCTAGGCTCATTTGAAGTACCTTTGAATGTCTTTGTTGACTTGCTCTTTGGCAACATTGCCTAAATGCCTATTGCCGCGAATAAATGCGTCTGGCTTATTATTTTTCGAGCCAAACTCAAGCCAGCGCCAATAGTATGGGTCTTTGGGATTATCGGCTGAGCGCATTGTTTTGCGCGTCAACAAATACTTGCCGACCTTCTTATTTTCGCCTTGCCTATTTCGGACAATTTGCGTCCCGATTTTTTTCCATTTATTCCCGGGCAGTGGCTTGACGTTCACGAAAGCGCCGACATTGCCGTCTTTTTCTGAGATTTTGCTGCGGCGCACCATCACTGCATCGGCCACAGTGCCACGCAAACGAATGATTTTTCCGTCACGCTTTCTGCGAACGTATGGCTTTACCAGCCGCCGTGCGTCAGCCTTTACCGCATTCTTTACGGGTCGCATTGCCCGATTGATCGAATTGCGTATGTACTTTTTCAGGTCGTTAAAATCAATTTTAATTTCGGCCATCACGCACCCCGTCAATTGCTTTGAGCCGTGTTGATATGCGACCAACATGTGACACGGCTTCAACATCATGATTGCGGCCATTCCACACCACACGCATGGTTTGGTCAATATCTGTGCGGTAACGGATAATGAAGTGGACAGGGTTTACCTCTTGAATTTGCCCCGCTCCAAAGTCCTCACGGCGGTTTATTGGGTAAACAACTTGCGCCCATACGGTACACCAGTCAACCCACGTCACCACCTCTTGCCCGTAAGCATCAAGCGTGACTGAGCGAGATTTGACGGTGATTCGTTCGGTTAGTTTTCCGGCCTGCATATCAATAGACCTTGTAACGGTAGAGCAGCGTATCAGCGAAGCCTAGTTTTAGCTCTTTCTCGGTGTATGCCTCGCGGTTTTCGTACATCGCTCCCACAGCAAGCAATATCCACGACTTGAGAGCAGACGGAACAGACGCCGCGTCAGCGTATCCAGCGACAAAGTTTACCTGCACCGCATTAGCCTGCACCCTAGCAGACGGCCACGCGCCACCATACACGGGAACAACATACGCGCTGCCAAAATCACTTGCATTGTCTAGCGCGTAGTCAGTGCTTGCCATTGTTATTTCAGTGCCTGTGCCATCAAAATACTTAACACTGGCGACTGACGCAACGGGGATTCTGGTTAACTCAAACGCTTCGGGAAACTCGTCAAGCGTGAGCCGCCATGTTTGCGCCATGAGTGCGCGGCCTGTGTAGTGCTCGCACTTATCCACCGCTGCCTTAATCATGCCATCAATCAAAGCGTCATCGGTTGACGTATCCACACGGCAATGCGCCTTTGCCTCTGCCAGAGTGACAGGCAAAGTGGATGGTGGAGTGATTAGTTTGAGTGACATTGTCAGCCTTTCACAAATTATATGGGCGAGAACCGCCTTTGTTGCGTCTTGTTGCTTGCTGTGTATTGGTCAGCCTTTCGCCAATACCTTTGTTATTGCGTGTATCGGCTTGAGACTCTATAGGTCTGCCGCCGTCAGAAATTGACCGCGAACCTTTCGCGCCTTGCGTAATGCCTATGCGAACAAAAATGCCGTTGGTTCTGGCAAACGTCCCGGCAATAGCTCCAGCCGATGAATGAACCTTGTGCCTTCTTGAAACACCTTCCAAAGCCGCGCCAGAGCCAACAATAGCTCCCGTGGCCGCATGGCTATGCACCAGACTTGCCGCGCCAGACAACAACGATCCTGCGCCGATAATAGTGCCAACTGATTCGTGCCGCCTATACCGCGTAGACGCGCCAGACAAAGCGCCAATTTGGCCGTCAAGGATGCCGCTTGACGAATGGGCGCGGTATCTATTAGAAGCGCCTCCAACGATTGCGTTCTGCCCTGAGATTACGCCGCTAGAGGCGTGAACCTTGTAGCGCGTTGTGCTTGCCGATACAGCCGCCGAAAGCCCGGTAATTGCACCACTTGCCGCATGAATATGTGTGCGAGTGGCCGTACCAGATACCGTTGCAGTCTGCCCGAATAATACGCCAGATGATGCGTGAACGCGGGCACGATTTGCCGCCCCAGATATGGCGGAACCCTGTCCACTTAGAGCCCCGCTAGAGGCATGGATTCGTGTACGTAATGCCGCCCCTGACAAAACAACGCCAGAACCAACAATCGCACCAGACGATGCGTGTACATGAGTCCTTGAAGCCGCCCCACTAAGCGCAGAGCCAGCACCGGCCAACACACCAACAGCAGAGTGCGAGCGATACCGTGCCGCCGACCCCGCCAAAGCAGCAGACTGCCCAGCTAAACCGCCAGTCGCTGCATGAGTTATGTATCGTTCTGCATCGCCAGAGACTACCGCGCCTTGCCCAGCAATTGCGCCTGTTGCGGCGTGTAATTTTGTGCGTGATGCCGCGCCAGATAGCGCAGCACCTTGCCCTGCGATTACGCCGCTAGATGCGTGATTGGCATACCTTGATGCGCCGCCAGCAACAACAGCACCTTGACCCGCCAAGCCGCCTGTTGCTGTGTGGGTTGCTGCCCCAGCGGATGCCGCCGCTTCGTGCGGTTGCCAGAGCCATGACATGTATTACACCTCGATTGGTTTGTTTTCTAGGTGCATGAATAGGCTATACATCAGAACATACACATCCATCAGTGTGGCCGTGCCGATTGCGTCGCCAGTTTCAGGATTGACAAGCGTGAATTGCTCCATAGGGTTAGCAAAATCCCCTACCGTAAGGCCAGCCGTTGTTGACGACTTTGTGCCGTCGCTCAATTCCGTAACGCGCTCTTTTGTGAATGTCGCAGTGGGA